TTCATTTTTACTAGAAAGATAATTGCCTACTGTAGATATATAATCACTTGCTAATGTAACTTTAGCTTGAACCCATGCTGGCAATTGTTTTTCATAATCGGTACCAACGTAATCACGAATCATTTTAATAGCACGTTCTAATTCTTCTAATTGATTTAATACCATACTGCCTTCATCATCTAACATTTTACCCATAGCAATAGCAATATGATTTTCTTGTACTTGTTTATAAGCGTTTTTTGATTCTTTAATGAAACTCATTATTTCTTATCCTTATTATATTCTTTGAAAGACATCATTTTTTGTTTAACTTCGTCAATCTTAGATTGATAGTTATTACCATATCTTTGTCTATATTTATCTATTGTATCATTTGAACCAGCCCATTCTTCTATATCTTGCATGGACACTTTCTTATTGTTTGGTTCCCATTTAGCACACCAATAATTATCTCTAACCTTAGCGTCAAATTTCTTACAATAACTATCACTTTCTACATAATATTCACAATTACCACAATGTTGTCCTTCTGGTACCTCTTTAGAATTGGCAGCCATATATTTTGGTGGTAATGAATTAGGTATCTTTTTGCCGTCTGGATATACTCTAGTTGTTGCTACTAACTCTTTATTATCTTCTGCATTACTAGGCACATATTCACCACCTTGATAATTGGGGTCGTAACCAGGTTCGCCTGGTGTTATCTTAGAAGTGTGTTGTGCATAATCATGTCCTATATCGTATGCTTCTTTTTTTGTCATCTTAATCAAATCCTTTTTTAATTCACCAAATACTTTTTTGCGTCTTTCTTCTATAAGTTTTGGTTCTTCTTTTGTTTCTTTAATTTCTGATACTGCTTTAAATCCGTAATCTACATCTAAATTATATTCTCTTATCATTACTTCTTTATCTGCGGCAATAGGAATACAATCCCATATCCATGATTTGTGTAAATTGTTATTTGTATCTTCTAATACAATATAATTTGTTCCTCGTCTTACTACTTTTCCTTTTACATCTAAATTGACGTTATGTGCTTGTTCGCCAATATTGAATATCATTTCTCTAATGTATAAGTCTCTTACTTGTTGTGTTTCAAATTGTTGTAAAGTTTTAGGCATTTCGGTTGGTTCAAATTCTGCGGCCAAACTAATCGATAAACCCATACCTTTTCTAACATCAAAGAATAACTCGTTCTTTTGTTTCTCTGTTAAATTGCCTGGTATTCCTCTTTTGAAATTCTTTAAATCTCCTCTTGAAGCATAGTTTCTTAATTTACTTGCACTCATTCCTGTTACACCTTCTTCATCAGGATCTCTTTCGCCTGCTGATACTACATTTATCTTTTCAAAGTTATAGAAACCATGTCTGTTTCTTTCACCATTATATTTGTTTAGTATAGTATCAAATTCTCTTACTCTATCACTACCTACAACCATAGTTACATTTGTATAACCTAAACTATAAATTTTTGCTGCTAATTCTAATACCATATTTGTAGGCATTACAAATATATGACTAGCATAACGTTTAAATATTGTTTGCATCCATTTTAATTTGTCTGATGGCGATAATGGATTCTTAACTGCGTCTTGCGATCTACTTAAAAATATTTTATAGTCTGAACCTAAACTTGCAACTTTTTGTAATAGTTTTTCGTGGCCTATTGTTGGTGGATTAAATCTACCAAAAGTAAATGCAATAGATTTGTTTACGCCTTCTGTTTTAATAGAACGTATTTCTGCGTCTGTTATTTTACCATCATTTAATATATCTTTTAATTGATGATACAATCTTAGATAATGATATTTCTCTAACATCTTATAGATAACATTTTTAGGTAATAAATTCTTTTTACCAAATGTTCTTATTTCTTCTGGTGTCATATCAGTAGCAAAAGCATCTTGTCTATCTTTTAATACTGTATTACCAATTGAAACTAAATGCTTAATATCATCTTCTATCTTAGATATTTTTTCATTTATAATTTCTTGTAAATTTAAAACATCATCAGGATTTAATTCTGTTAACTCTTTGTAATCAATGATATCTCTTTTTAATTCTCCTTCTATCACATCTATCTCTTTTACTTTCTTTTCAAAATCAGCTGCATATCTATTAGCATCAAATTTAAATTCTTTTGGTTTTCTTATCCAAGTATTGTTTTTAATATCAAATACACCATCAGCCATTTTATCATTTGTTTCTTTTACATTTGGATCTGTAATGATGTAATAGTTGATTGGATGTTTTGTTCCTGGAATTAATTTACCGTTGATACCTTTTAATTGATGTGCTAATTTAATTCTAACTGCTTCTCTATCAGCAGGTGCAACGTCAAATAAAACGTTTACATCTAGGTCTGCATCATCTCTATAATTTTTTGTAATACTAGAACCAACTAAACTATATTTTTTAATAGGATAAAGTTTTTCAAACTCTTTTAATTGTGCATTAATGATATCTAATACGGATTGTTTTAGTTTTGGATTTTCTGTATCTGCATTATCAAATACATCTTTAGCGTAAGTACGCCTAGGTATATCTATAACTGCTTCATTAATTAATTTAAACATTTGTTCTCCTTGCCATTCTCTCTTTGGCCATCCATCTTTTTGCTATGTAACTTTTGATTGGTGTATTTAATAATCTTCTAACAATACTGTTTATTTTATTCATTGTTAATGTAACCAATTCTTGTTCTGATCTGCTGTTATCTACTACTATAAAGTTTTGCATACCAAAAAAGTTTTGAAATTTACCAATATTAAGTTGTACACCTTCCCAAGATTTTTTTGTAATATATTCAGGTACAACTCTTTCTCTTTTAGAATTTCTTTCCATTGCAACTTGTAAACTGGTATTAACAAATACCATATAACAATCATAACCTAATTGTTTTAATAGTCCTGCCTGACTTTGTATTATGTTAAAATCTCTGCCTGTTGCATCTATTACTAAACCTAATCTACCTTTGATATATAAATCTAATTGATTTTCGGTTATTGCTTTTGCTTTATTTCTTAATACATCTCTAAAATATTGTTCTTCATCTGGCATAGATAAAGATAAACCAGCAGTCTTTAAACTCTTTTCAAATATAATATCTGAATTGACAATCTTTAAACCTGATCCAGCAAATACATTTCTAGTAACAAATGATTTACCAGAACCTGGCCCACCTGCTAAAAAGAAAGCTTTAAATATACCTTGATCGTATAAACCTTCTGAAAGTATTTGTTCAAATGATTTCACTAGCAATTCCACTTTCTTAATGCCAATGCTTTACGAGTAGGTCTTCCTTTATCATCTTTCATTGGGCCTGGATTACCAGACATACGAGCACAGAATGATTTACGTCTATTATATGCCTTACTGCCTTTTTTTAATTCAGATGGTTTTTTTGTTACAGGTGCTTTTAGATTACTACCATCTTTACGATTATAATAATCTCTACCTTTTTGTGTTAATCCTCCTGTAGAACTTTTAAGTCCTTTTGAATCTACAGCAGCTTCTTTTATAAATTGTTTAAATGTTTTCATACTATCTCCGTTGTTTTTGATCTATTAAAAGTCTCGTTAGGTTTTAATCTTATTTGTGGATTTCTAAAAGTCCAACATTCTCCAGTTTCATTAATAAAACATACCCATAGTAGATGTTCTTCCATGCCGTAATCGATTAAAAAATGAACGTAGGCTTCTCCTTTAGGAGTTATTATAGGTAAAGCTGGATTCAATTGTTTAATCATATTATCCTTTAAGCCAATCTTTTGCTATTGTAAAGTTTGCTCTACTAAATTCTAATCTATCTACAAGTTTAACTGCACCCTTAACTCTATCAACAGCCACATATCCTTCAGGATTAGTTACTTTAAATCCATCTGGTGTTCTTATAAACTGGCCAATGCTTTGTATTTGATTCATTTTTCTTATTAAAAAATTCTTTGCACGTTGTAATGATATCCAACTTGCAATTGCAAAGTATAATGCTTGTTGATTCCTATCAATGAAGTTTAAACCATCATCTCTAATTTTTCTATATTTGTTTTTTGTTTCTTCTTTACTTACTGCTTCAACTTCTTGTTGCAACATATTATTATAATACACTCTAAACATATCTACTAAATCTTTTACTTTGGCCATATCGCCTTGTGAATTTCTAATGTAATGATTGAAAAATGATTTAAGTTTATAACCTACTGCTAAAGAATCTGCAACGTTAAGTATATCTAACATTGGTGCCGCTTTCTGTAATGAGCCTTCTGCCATTGAAATGATATTATCAAACTGGCCCATTTCTGATTTGTTAAATGTAGCAGCCCCTGACGTATCTTTGTATGTTGCATCTGTAATAAAAATAGAAGATGATTTAGGAAACCCAGCAACACTTCCAAAACTTGCTGAAAGATGTTTAATATCTTTACCTGAATACATTGTATGGAAAACTATACCTAATCTTGCACGTGCAACTCTTTGACCTATTACACTGTTAACTGGTACTGCATACGTAATTGTATTTGGTGTAAATGTATAATATTCTTTATCATCTATTGTTGTAGTCTTAACATCACCTTTTGTAAATAAAAGATCGCCTTGTAAAATACCATTGATACCTAATTTAGATAACTCTCTTAAACAAACAATAAGTTTCTGTGCTAAAACGCCATCATGGTTTTTCATAATGTCGCCTGTAGAATAATTGATTTTTGGATTTACGTTGAATAAAGATTTAGTTGCTACAAAGAATTTACCATTTTCAGGATTAATTCCACAGATAACTGCTGGCGCACCGTCCCATTTAACTGTTACGTTAAGTCGGCCGCCTACATTACCTGTAAGCATTTTTTTTATTGATTTTAAAAAATTGACTGCATTACGACCACCTTTTGAGCCTTGGTCTATAATACTATCTTCTAAGTGTTCCAAATGGGTATTAGTACCCTTTGTTACGAATCCTTTAAAACTAAACATTTCTCTCTCATTGTTCCCATAAACAAAATCAAACTTACAATAAACTATATCAATACTATTATTTATACTATATCACATCTTTAGGTTAATGTCAAGATTTTAGTATAATTTACCAAAAGGACCAAACTGAGAACCTCTTTTTTCAGCTAGATAGACCATATCCGTTAACATCTTATTTCTTTTTTTCTCTGGTAATGAATAGATACAGAATAAAAAGTCTAGTTCCATTAGTTTGGTATGCGATACACCATTTTTTAAATCATCTGAATTATATGATGATATCATGTTCTTAATAAAATTAACTGTTGATGTATCTGTTTGTACCTTTGATCTTATAAAATTAAATTTGGCTTCATATCTTTTGGCCACTTTTTTAAATGCGTCTAAAGATTTAGGATATAAAGTATGGTTATTAACATAAGATAAATTACTACTGCCTATTCCATTCTCTCTAAACAATGTAGTCATCAAATCAACTGGTACTTTACCTATACGAGCAGCACCCGATTTCTTTCTTTTACCGTCAAATTTTAAATTCTGCATAAATCCTTTACCATTTTGTCTAATCTGAAATTCTACTTCATCATCTTTATCTTTAATTATTATTCTACAATCAGCTGAAATTAATGTACCATCTTTTTTGTTTGTAAAGTTTATAACAGATTTGTTTAAAGACATTGTAAACTTATCTTGTTTCATTAGAGCATCTTTAGTATTTAATTCTTCCCATCTGGCTTCTTTACCTGAAACTTTTTTTAAAGATACACCAACTACTTTTCTTTTTTCAAATAGATTTTTCATTATATCATTTAATTTTGATATAGATGATGTTTTGCTTTCTAATGCTTCATTAATAGAATTTCTTACTTGTTGTTCATTTTGAATTAACCATATATCTGCTGGATTCCAACTATCTTTTTTAGCAATCTTAAATTTATCTTTAATTATTTTAGAAATGTAATCCATAAAACCACCATCTCTATTATATTCTGTGAAATTAATATTTCTAAATATTTCTAACATTTTTTTTTGTTGTGCATAGAAGTTATCTAACCATTCAGGATCATCATCAACTTCAGGATAGATACTAACTAGTTCTTTATATTTTGGATCTTTTCTAATATCATTTGCTGTTGTGTATTTTCTTTTATCTTTTAATACTCTTTTTATAATCCATAAAGATGCTCTTTCTTGTTTACCTGTAGCAACTGCATCTAATTGACCTACTGATTTCTTACCTGTTTCAATAAATCTAATTCTATAATTATTAACTAAAAAATCTGCTTGTCTTTTGGCACCTAATTTAATAATGCCTTTAAATTTTGTTTTGATTGTTGTTTGTATCTTATCAAAATTTTCTTTAGATACTTTTATTTGATATGTTGAACCTCTATTAATAGGACTATCATCAGCAAAAAAACTTCCTTCTTTCATCATTTTAATTAATGATGTTATGTTGGTTTTTAATTCGCTTGGTAAACGGCTTATTAATTCTGAATGTTTGTCTATATTAAATGACATATCTCTCTTTTACAATATTTATAAGAAAGTGTCAACTATTTAATATTGTCGCAAAGAAATTTAGGTATACCACCGTTACGTTGCCATTGACGGTGTTCATTTTGAAACTTAACTAAATCTTCTATATCTTCTTCAAAGAATGATTGTTTTACTATAGTGCCTGTTGGTTTTTCAATAACTTGCCAAAATATACTTCTGCCTTTTTTAACCATTTTCTTTTCATAAGATAATGTTTCGCTTAGAAAACCAGGTCTCTTATCACTCTTGTGAAACTTTACTTTTTGTCTTTTCATATTTTGAAGTCCGAGAATTTATCATAACTTGTTTTAACTGTCGGTTCCCTTTGGTTGCTATCTACTATATTTTGTGCATTAACGGACACATCATATAATTTCATCTTTGCTCTATCTACACCTACTATAAAAGAACGGTTAATAGATGGATCATTATATCTATTCTTTAATTGTTTAATCTTCATTTGGCCTAATGCTTCTAATTCTTCGTTTGATATTAATGCAAACATAAAATCGGCAGTTGCTGGAAGACCAAACGATTCTGAAGTATCTTCTAATCCGATATCTGTACTTACAAATCCTGTTCTTGTTGTTTGTGTTGCACTAAAGATTGGCACATTAAACTCTACGGCCAATCCTCTTAATTCTTCTGCAATGGCTTTAATAAAGAAGTATGATGATATATTTCCGCCTTTAAATCTACTACTAGAACATATATTTAAATAATCAATAAAGATAACATTAGGTCTAAAAGATTTCTTCAATGCAAGTTCGTTTAATAATGCTCTAAAATGGCCAGCGTGTGCTGATGCTGTTGGATATTCTTTTATAATTAATTTACCAGCAGTCTTGTTTCTGATCTTAGTAATCTTATCATCATA